AATTGAATCGGGGGTTCATGGCTTGAGCAGTCTTGGAGAAAGCAATTGTCATAGCAAATGCTGCTTCACGGTCGCTCATTGCTGCTATTGTCTCTGCTATTGCTTTAAAGTGTTTGCGTGTCATAATGTGTCCTTTTCTGTTTTACTATGGAATGGATTATACACGGATCCGGCAATATTGCAAGCATTTTAGGAATACTTGACCGGAATGCTCTGGTATTATTGAGAGAAAATACTGTGAGTGTTGTATTAGTGCAACATGTGGTATACTTGTGTTGTATTAGTGCAACACTATGAGAAAAGACTTGACAAGACTATGAATGATGATATAATAAAAAAGTTTACCCCTGGTCAAACTAAAAAAATCAAATTTTTATTTTTTCGGCCGGATCTCTGTAATTCGAAAATTTTCCCTGGAGGTTCCGATGACTCCAGGATTTTTTTCGGAGGGCCACATCACATATTAGTGTTTATACTACACTTCTCACAAAGCAATCTATGTTGTCTCATACAGTCTTCTATGTTTTGAGATACTGAGTAAGCCTCTGTATGGCCATTGTCATTATACAGGTGAGTTTCATAATCTCTTTCACTGTCTAGTTCTAAGTTGACCGAGATAACGGTCTGTGTTTTACCTTTAGATAGGAATAGGATTATCATTTATACCTCATTATAATACAGTATACCATCAAGCAAACAAAGCACACTATTGGTACCCATGTTTGCCAATGGATTTCGTTCTTAACTTTTGGTGGGGTTGGCTTTAACATAATTGGTCAGTAATATACTATAATAGTCTAGAGCCACTCGGTAGAACAAGTCATCGAAATGGCCTTCATTAATCTTAAAGGTTTCTTTCACTGCTTTTCTACAAGCCTTGTCCCATAGGATTTGTTGTGTCTTGGTCATCTTCGAGAATCCACAAAGGTACATTCAATCCACGACTTGATAGTGTCGTTATCCCATTCTCTCACATTCCATAGAACTGGTAGAATAGCCTTCCAGTATTCTTCGAAAGTTGAATACTTTGGTATTTCTTTTCTACCACCATAGATGAGGTACTCTGAGACTTCGGTCAAGACTTGTTTTAAAGTATCTTTGTCTAGCTGGTCGTTGTCATTGAGTTGTTTGAGAAAATCAATGTTATCGATGGCTGCTGCTCTGGTTATCATTTGTCGTCCTTCCATATCCAACCAATAAGTGTTTCATTAAATTTACGGTGTAACCAAGACGGTTTCTTCTCTTTGTATACCTGAAAGTCTTTACCTTGGACTTCCCAATGACCAACATAGTTTGTTGATGGTCTGATATGGAAACTAGTGGCGACTGGTGCAGAATGCCAAGCAGCAGTTCCACCATTAGAAACCAGAAAGTTACCACTTAAAGTACCATAGGCATTCACAGACTGATTCCTGTAAAATTCATCAGACTCGGTAAAGTCTAGGTCTAAAGGTATTTGTTCTGTCAAAGGCCAGAAGAATTCTAACTCTAATTGTTGCATTGTCATTGTCCTTACATATTCTATTCAACTATATATTAGTATAAACACTAATAGTATTAACATTAAAAGGAATCCATTATGCTAATTTTTACTCTATTTCTTATCGCAATTTTCGGTGCCGCACTTTTTAAAACTTATGTCTTCGGAGATTCTCCAGTTGGCTTAGAGGCATACATCAACTCTAAGAATCCAGTCTCAACTGCTGATATTGAGAATTTTACCAAAGAGTATATGTATAAAAAACAAAATACTTTGGCTTAATCATCTGAAACATGGTCGGCAGCACGACCGACTTTTTTGATATAAATTTCTTCGTATTCTTTCCGTGACCGTTCAGCGTCAAACTCAAAATTACTTTGAAGCCTCTCCAAAACTGGATGGAGAAGCTTCTTAGTAACTCTCTTAGAAAATTCCTCTAGTATTTCCTCAGCGTTCTGACCTTTTCGTATTTTGGCCTTGGCCAATTCGATTTCTTCCTCTGATACTTTAGAAGACCATTCGGAAAATGTTTCGTTGGAATACCTCATGCCGGAAACGCTGGAAAAAACATAGTGTATATCATTATACTTAAACTGGAGAGGAAGTCAAGTATTCTTTGTGGTAATATATAGCGTCTTGCCATTGTAAAGATTTGGTGTACCAACAACGGAATACTCCATCGATGATAACGTCCGTAAAGACTTGGTCAAATGGTAGAGATATTGGCGTCTTGCGTTTTTCTTCGTACCACTTGATTTGAATGTTGTTGGTTGGGTTTTTGTTCCAAGAAGTAATCTCTTTGAGACCACGGATAAAGATGGTCGTGTCAAAGTTGTTCTTGTCTAGGTAAAGAAACCAATAGTCTCGGTTAACTTCTTTTTTGTGTTTCAGTATAAGTTCGGCAAATCTGTTGTCTTTAATCTTACTGGAGATTCTCATGCGCCGGAAATCGTCCAAAGACAAATCAGTAAATGCCCACAATAGACCAATCTTACTGTATGCGTTATCTGGACTTTTTGCGGTGGTCGTCTTGATATTGACCACGTGCCAAGTATCGTCATAGTCCAGCACCCAAAAGTCTCCAAACTTTCTGGCGGCAGATGATTCTATGCGACCTTTAAATTGAGGTTGTTTCTGTAACCAGTCAATGACGTTTCTTTCATCAACTAGTGAATTGGCACGACCTTCAGCCAATTGGGTATCGGGAGTGAGACCAGAAGATAACAAAGAATCCACAATCTCATCAAGTATCTTCGGCCTCATTCTATCACTCATTCAATAATGTAGGTTTAAAACCACCGACAAAATCCTCAGCAATATCTTCCGCAATTTGTAGTGATGCAACTACAAGTTTGGAGTGATTATTGTTTTCGGCTAGGTCGATGTAGTACGCTGAACCAGATTTAAATATGGTTGCAGATTTATTTCCATTTAAATGGCTTGAGATTTGTTCCATAGTTTTCCTTCAAATGCATAGTTGGATGCGGCATCTTCCGCTTCTTCTTTAGAATTAAAAGTTTCCTCGTGAATCAAATCTATCGACTCAAAAAAATGGACAGCGAATAAAGCAGTTGATAACTCTATAACGTCAGCATAACGGTTTCCCATTTGGCCAACAAAAGTTACTAGATGCTGTAAGTTTTGTAGATTTTCTATCATGTTATCAGATTAATAAAACGGTTGAGAACGACTTTGTTGGCAACACGACCTGAAGTGTATTTACTAAAGGCAGACACAAGACCACGATGGGTCACATTTTCTTTTACTTCAAACGTGCTGTCTTCCGTATCTAGGCTTTCTGTTCTCAGTAAATAGTAATCATCGTAACCAGCATTGTTAATCACCAAAAATTTGTCGGAACGGAATTTGGATTTCAACTCGGACTCACTAACCGTTCTGGAAAAGAAGTTACGATATACACGACCAAATTCACGACCAGTCAATACATAGAAACCAATCACATTGCAACCAGTGGATGCTTTTAACAATTTCACAAAGTGTTTGGTTTGATTCTGTGCAACCTCTTTGATAATTTCTGTATGTTTGGTTTTTGGATCACGGATGACCATAACAGTAGGAACAGGACCATAACGTTCTGCATAACTAGTATCTACTCTATCTCCTTGAACATTTTCAATTCTTTCATATAGATTATGTCCTTCACCATCGGTCAAAAATACAGTATTGACAACCTGCAATTTGTATTTCTTTTGAAAGTGTGGAATAATTTCCATGGCAGAGATAACGGCTTCATTCAAAGGTGTTCCACCAAGAGACATGAAACTTGGTACTCTGTATTTTTGTTTACCAATGTTAGTCAAAGAAACACAAGCATAGGTGTATTCAGCTGAATTCATTCTGGATGACAACAGGTTGAACAATACAAATGAACTCAACTTGATTTGTCCAACAACAGGTGTTGGTCGGTAATCAAAACCATAACCTTGTGCCTGTGAGAAAGCATACACTTCAAAAGGAATATTCACTTTACGGCAGAACAAGGTCAATGCAAACAATTGCTTAACTGTATTCAACATGTGGTCACACATAGAACCAGACCAGTCAAGGAACATCACAAGACCATGAGATTTACCATTTGGTACAACTGTCAATCTTTTAAAGATATCTTCACTAAACTGATATGAGAATATTTTAGACATATTCAATTCACCAGTTTTGGCAATCGATGCACGTTTCAATTGGTCAGCGTTCTTACGCATTTCAAATTCTTTTGCAAGATAGGAAACGGACTTGTTCAACTCTTTACGAATTTTCAAATAATCTTGACTAGTTGGTGCAAGGTAATCAAATTCAGTATAATAATCTTTGTGTTTTTTCCATAAGACTTTGTGGTCCATAATGGCTTCATTAATATCAATTTTTGGAATATCCGCATAGAGATAGTTTGATGATTTATCAGCAAACAACTGTTCTTGATTTTTACTGAAAGCTTTATCGGTGAATGCTTCAATGTCACTATTGTTATTGTTGTGTTTGGTGTCACCGTAATTTGCGGCCTTTTTATCAACCTCTTTTTCATCACGGTCTAAATCACCAGACTTGCTTTCATCTTCATCCGATTCTTCACCTTCTTCTCCATCATCCATTGAAGGTTCAAAATCTTCCTCTAAATCCTCATTATCAAAATCGAATTCATCTTCCTCATCGGCCGAATTATCAACATTTTTCTTTTGTTTTTCGGATTCTTGTTTGAGATATTCTTTGATGCGAATTGAAAGTTCTATAACATCTTCATATGTTTCGGTTGTGTCCATTTGATCCAGCAATTCACGCTCGTATTCCGTAAAACGGATATTACGTGATGCACCACCTTTGAAATAAAGATTAGCACGGTCAATAAAATTGAGCATGTTTAGATTAAGACCTTTTGTTTCAAAGAAGTCTTTTTCGATTAACTCATTGTAACCTTTGACAAAGGAAGAACGAATACCAGGATATTTGTATTTGATTTTACGTTCAATGCGAGCATCTTCTACTACATTGCTGATTGAATTAGGAATTCCAAGTTCAAGTGCTTTTCTTAGTCCTTCCATTGGAGTGTATAATGCATGACCAACTTCATGGCCTAGAAACAAATCATAAAGATAACCCGAAATATTGTCATCAAGTGTTGGTACAGTTAGAATACGATTTTTGGTATCAAAACTAGCGGTACGAACATTGCTGTGTTCGATAGTTAAATTTTCAGTTGCCATCAACTTGGCCAATAGAGATTTTGAATCAACAATTTGCATATGAACTCCAATAGAATATAATCTATTATACTACAAAAAAAAGAGGCCGTCAAGCCTCTTGTTGTTTTTCTGCAACATCCTTTTTACCAAGGATTATGCTTCCATTGTCCGTTTCCATGAATTTAGATATCATTTCTCAATAATCCATTTTTAACAACGGCAGAATTTAACACCATTAATGATGTTTTATTTGATTTTGCAAATTCCAACAATGCTCTTGTATCTTTAGGAAAGCAAGCACCGCCAAATCCAAGATATCCGTCAGGACCAGGAACTTGCATATGACTGTGGCCGATTCTATCATCCAGTTTCATTAAGTCAATAACAGTCTCGGCTTTGATTCCTGCTTTATCACATAACTCAACAATCTCATTCATAAAGATTACTTTAGTAGCCAAGAATGAATTGATAGAATATTTCATCATCGAGGCTTCTTCAATTGAACACATAATGTATTCTTGACAATTAGGAAGATGTTGTTCCATTGCCGCTTGTGCCAAAACTTTAAAAGCTTTTGATTTTCCACCAATTACACAAAATTCAGAATTGCGATAATCATAGTCTGCATTTGCAGCAGTCAAATATTCAGGTGAATAAACCAAGTTTGGAAATCGTTCCTGTAGTTTGGTGTATATGTTAGGTGGTGCCGTGACTTTACTAATAATGAGTCCATCATAATCTTTGAGTTTTTCCATTACGGACTCAAGAATACTTGTGTCACATGAACCATCTTTATTCATTGGACTAGGAACACAAACAAAAACCGCATCGGTTTTATCTAAATTTTCGTATGAACCTGTATATTTTAGTTGAGGATTGCTATCAATCAAACAATCTTCCAAAAAAGGATCAAAAAATTGTGTTCGAGTGTTATAAACTGCTTTTCCGACAAATCCCATGCCGATAATGCCAAATTTCAAGTTCATTTGTATTGCTCCTGCAATTTTGCATAATTCTCCTGGTCTTTTTCATGTTGAGACAAGACAATCCAGCTTCGGACTGCTTCATCAAGACGTTTCCAATCAGGAACTGCATCATCAACAATTGCTTTATTCAAGAATAGTGAGGGGATTTGCGACATTTTAAGATTCTCCGTTCAAATTTTGCGACATTTTCGCTTTGTGTTTCAATTTTCGACTAAATTTTGCGACATTTTTGTGTGCTTGCACAGGTTTTATCGGTGTTCGACAATGAGGACGCTGTAATTTTACCACAAAACTGATTTTTTTCTTTTCCATTTTTATCTCCGCATGTTTGCCATGTCCTTTGCTTCAGTATCTGTGAAAACCGGCACGGCATTCGACTTATGTAGTGTACCAATACCCAACATTTTGTCTCCTGTATAAACTTTTTGCTCAGGTTTAGTGCAAGGAGTCATATTTTGAGGATTTAAACTTGGATAATACTTGGTTTCTCTCACATAAGTTTTATTCATAACAATTTTTGTGGGTTTTGAGACTGGGAATCTTGAAAAGTTGGTGCTAAGACTATTCACCTGTGCCAACCAAGCATCGTGTTGCTCACGGACAGATTTTGGTGTCTTTTTTTGCTTAGATTTTTTGATACGTGCATGAATAATCATAATACCTCCAAAGGAGATACAATTATACTACACTTTTGGGTCTATGTCAAGCGCTGTTGCGTTTATGCAACACTTTATCTCTATATTGGTCGAGGTAATCATCATTCTCTAGATAATCTTCCTCCATGGCCTTTTCCAACATTTTCCTAACTTCGGAACTATGACCACGTTTTTTATTGTGTTCATAACCGTAATCTTCATCATAACTTTTGTTCTTACGAAATTTACCTGCAAACTTAGACACTTGCTTACTCTCCTACTTTATGGTCTCAAAATTAATGCCTCGAATTCTAGTCTCAGGCATGTTAAACATATCGTCTTCTGAAATATATGTGATATCGGCTGTATCATAACAAATCTTTACTCTTTTTAGTAATTCACAAACTGTGCCGTCCATATCGTTAAATGCAAATACTTCATCAACCATTTTTAAATTGGAGATAATTTCTCGTCTAGTCTTATAATCTTGTCTGATTCCACCTCTAGTGTAATGCATCCACCAATCAGTATGCACACCAACAATTAACCAATCACCTTTTTGTTTGCATTGTAATAAAAAATTAATATCTTTTTGTGTTAATGGATCAAATTCACCAGAAACAACTATAATTTTCTCTTTGTTCATGGTAGTAGTTTAGGAAATGCCTCTTTGATAAATTTATAATCTAGACCTTTTACATTTTGGTCTTTTCTAAAAATTCCAATAACCACTTCGGCTTCACGTGGTTCGATAGACTCTAGTAATTGAATTAACAATTCGTTCATCTTTCTTGGTAGAAGTTTCTCAGCTGTTGGATTACCTAATCTGAACATGTATAGTTTTCTAATTTCCGTAGATAACTGGTTAAGTGAAATTCCTGGCAATGTATCAGGAACTTTGTAATTGTCCGGCATATCTTTAATTTTCCAAAGAATATCAGGATGATAAGTTAATTCTAACACTTCAACCAGAGTTTTGGATAAATTCTTCTGAATTACTTCCATCCTCTCTTTTTTATTCTTTGCTTCCTCAAACTCATCAAATACTTCATAGATGTTTTTCATTAAAATTCCTCAA